GTGATCCCGTCATCAGCAACCTTGGCTGTAGTTATCGCAGCATCGGCAATATCTGCTGTGGCAATACCGCCTGCAGCAAACAGAATCTTTGCGCCTGGAATTGTGTCGTTTGCAATCAGCGTGACGCCATTTGCAACCAGATCACCGACCGTTAGCTTCTTGGTCTCGCTCGCACTGTTGTCAACAACAGCAACCAAGTCAGCAGTGGCCAGGTTATTCCCGGCCAGAGCTGCTAGTTCACTGATTTTTAAATCAGCCATTGGTGGTCAGCTCCCTGCTTAAAGGTCGGTCTCTAGTTGCAGTTTAGCTGCACCGTCTTGATCCAAGCGTATTTCACCCGAGTCCTCTTGCAAGAGGTCGTCAGGCACAAACGTATCCATCTTTAGCTCTACCGCTCCAGTAGTGATGAAGTCTGCTGTGATTTGCACCGTATTGTCTGGCGTGAACTGCACAGCACATGCTGTGATGACTGCATCAAAGTCATAAAAAACATCGTCGCCGTCTCTTGCTGAAACACCACCAGGGTTGTAGCCGCTTGCTTTGATATAGAACTTTGCATGAAACTGACTGCCAACCTTGGTCCGCAAGGAAAGCTCAACCAAGTAATTCGGCAGTTCGTTTGCCGTATCGCCTGTGTATTCCCAGAAGCACGACATACGACCAGAGCCAGACATCAACGTGCTAATGCGACTTCTAAACTCATCAGAGAGCGTTGTTGTGTCAACAGTTTCGCGCTCAGTATTAAGCTCAAAACTATTAACTTGTGCCAACAAACGCGCAATGCTGTTCTCAACAGTAACTGCAATTGGGGTGTCGTTGCCGGGAACTGCAAGGGCTACTGCGTTCGTTGGCCCACCGTTTACGGCATGGGCAAAGGTGTTGTAAAGCCTGATGCCACCAAGGTCATCAACATAAATAAACTTTTTTACGCTTGAATCTGTGTAGCTGTCAATAAAATCAAGCGCACTACCATCAGTGCTTTTAATTTCAACTTGATCGCCAGTAATTAACTGGCCATGGTCAAAGTCAAAGCTAAACCGTTTCGCCGTAGCATTGACATCACCAGTATTGATTGTCGAACTAAGTTCGCTGCCGTCAAACTGACGTTGCAGTTCAACTTTGCCAAACGTGCCAAGGTAAACACTCATGAGATCGTGGCGGCCAGCAGTTCTCCCGTTCCAATAAACGAGATCTCAGCACGCACCAGATCAGCAGTAGCAGCACCCATCGTGGCGCTTGAAACGTAAGCGTTGATCTTAATGTCGTTAATGTCCGCACCATCCACCCAACGGAATGTCAGATCAACGGTATCGCTGCTCGTAACACCAGCCGAACCAGTCTTCACCAGTGCGCTCAACAGGCTTGTGGTGTTGATTGAACCGCTGTCTTCTTTGTAATAAAGCAAGCTACAGCTACCCGTATAGCCAACAACGCCTGGGACGTAACTGCGAATATTCTCACCAAGCGTTGTGGTTTCTAACGTCTCAAGGTTTGCTTGCACCGAGAAACTCGACACTTTGGCAACGGTCGTACCAGCGACTTGTAAGACGCCATCTCTGCCGGTATAGACCTTTGCCATCAGATCACGCCAATGAGATTCACTGTAACAGTGCTAACCCCAGGCCGCACCTGCGTTAATTGTGGTGCGCTTTCGTACCGATACGCATTTCCATGGCTATCCGCTCCAATCGCATCAGCGTTGCCTTCCCAGCCACCTTTACCTGTATCTCGCCCAACAGAAAATGTCGTGAAGGTGCCCTTCATCTCGTCGTAGTGGTCAAGGAATAACTCGGCGCTTGCGTCAGTGATGTTGGCGTAACTCAGTGACAGCTTCATATTGGTGCGGTTGCTTCCATACAGAATCCGCGTCTCAGCGCCGTTTTGCGACTTAAACGTTCTGATCGGGTAGTCCCCTGCATCAAAAGAACGGCTGGTTGGAACAAGCTCAGGAAATGCCATTAGCTGGGTTGAATGACAAAGGATCCATTCTCTATTAAGTGGGCAAGCTTACTGCTGCCATCATCGTTGCAAGGATGCTCTGATGCAACAATGTCCACAGTGCCTTCCTGCGAAAACGTCAGTTGCTCCACAACATAAACGTTTTGAGATACCTCGGGATTAGTCAAGGTGAAGACGGAATTGTGGAACGTTGAGTCAGCAACCACCCCATCACTGACATTTATCGTTCCAGTCTCAACATCTTCTGAATTGATTTGGAAGTAAGAAACGTTGTATTGGCCGTCGCTTAAAGGCGTGACACTGGTGACTTGGCCAGTTGAGCTGATCGACCCGTTGTTAGCAGAACTGTACGGGCTTGACTCTGTAACAACCTTGATAAACGAACCAGCTTTTAAATTTAATCCATGGACTGTTGTCGAAAAGCTAATGGTGTGCGTAACTAGCTGCCTCAATCCAAGAAAATACTTGGCCACTTTTATTGCATGACTTTTTGATGTGCAGAACTGCGTCAAGTTAAATTGCTCCTGAGGCATCAAGTCAATGTTTGGATCGAACTCGTCTAAACCTGGGATCTTGACCTCTACTACCCTTTCTTCTGGCAGCTTATTCTTAGCCTCCTGCCTGTAACGCACGACCGCCTTAAACGGCCTACGCTCTTCTGAACTCAAGTATTCAAGCTTGAACGAATCCTCAAGGATGTTGCCAGCGGTAAAAAATTGATTGATTTCGACAGCACCTAAGTTGATAGCACCGCTATCATGGATATATGGCACTGCAGGCACCAGCGAGAACTTACCGTCTGCAAGAACAAAGTTGCATAAAAAGTTAGGGGCCAGGTCCATAACAAATTGACGTAAATTTGTCATCTCTCCAATAACGCCGTTAAAGAAAAGCTCTTGCTTTACTAAAAATTTAGAAGTTTCAATCAACAAGTTTTTGTCAACTATCGATGGGTTAGCAGATGTCATGTGCAGGACAGCGCCCGCTCCACCCATCTGGTCAGTCAACAAGTAAAAAACTAGATCAGTAAACAGATTGCTCGGGCCTTGAGCTTGACTGCCAAATCCATAAACACTCAAGTCAGGATGCAGCCTTTCGACTTGTATTCCGCTGCCAAGCCATGTCCTTAACTGATCAAGCTGGGTAAAATTTCGGCTTGCTCGCAAGGAGAAACCTGCCAAAGTTAAATTGTTAAAAGCCGGTTTTTGATCATTAGGAATAATCTCATTTACATAGACAACTTGATGCTCCGGCTCAGAAGCGTTAGATTTTTGCACCAAACTTCTATAAAAGCTAATGTCTGCATATTGACTTTGCTCTTCGAAAATTACGTCGCCAGTAAATGTAGCGGTTACGTCAACAGTTTCCCTTTCAGCTATTCTTCCCCTAAAGCCGGTTGCGGCATAAACAGTACGGTATGGATTAGTTGTGGAAATGGTTTCTAAAGCTTCAAACGTGTCTCCTACGTTCCAGTTGGAGTTAGTGCTACCTCCAGTCACAACAGTGATAGTTGGCTCGTTCCAGCCTTGAGTCTGACCTGACCAATGGTCGTCTAGCTGTTTTACTGTCGCTACAAACTTAAGACGAATGCTTTTTGAGCCGGGTGCTGTATATGTTTTTTCGGCACTTGCACTTTCGCCAATGCTAAAATTTTGTGCGCTACCGAAAAGCTGATAATAAAAACCTTGGTTCCGACCAAATACGGTTGGAATCGTTGTCATTCCCGTAACTCGAAATCTTTGCCCTGACCATTGCAACGTTCCAGCAGGGTTGTTGTTTTTAAATGGGTTGGAGTTGGAGTAAGCAGTGCTTCCATTTGGGAATACAGCTGTTGAACCGTTTCCGCGCTTAACTTCAAACTCCTGATCAGCACCAAAATCTGTAGAGCTAAATACAACCCTAGTTGCTATTGGAGCCCAAACAGTAGTCTTGCCATTGGCACGAGCATAATGATCAGAAGGCAATTCAATTTTCTGCAACGTCCATTCGATAATTACAAATCGATTTACATTGTTTGGATCTACATATTCTCTTGTTGTTGCATTAATTGTTGAACCAATACCAGCTGGATACGTATCTGAGTTGCCTGCAATTTCGTAAGTCATTGCACCGTTTCTGCCGCTTGTCGCACCACTAAGGTTTGATATGTTTGCGACATGCTTGATGGCGCTAACCTGGTCTTCAGGGTCATCTCCATCCTTTGGCAGCGTTATATCTCTTGTAATAACGCTTGGGATCGTTTCCGACCCTGAGCCTGAAGTTGCTCTTGGGTTTCTAATAAATTCTTTATTCAGCCGTAAAGACAATTTTTTTGCCGTAAAGCCAGTTGTTATAATCTTAAATAGCCCAATTCCTGGTACGCTAAAGTCTCTTGCTATTTCTTTTGAACCGCTGGGCCTATTAGCTGCTGCCGCAGACAGTTGAATAAATTCTTGATCATCCGACACAGCACGTAACTCAGCGCCAGGCAAAGGCACAAGCTTATATTCAAGCTCTTCTTGTGCTGGATGCCTTATCTGAATAAAATTGTATTGCGAGACTGGCTTACGCCCCACGACCACAAAGAACAAATCTATGCGCTGAAACTCAAAACTCTGCCCACTAGCGTCAACACCGGCTTTCCTTACATATAAATTAAAGGCCGATGATCTAACTACGGATGAGGTAATTGTTCCTGTATTTACCCTTACATTATCTTGGTCATATTCATTGATCTCATCTGACGATGGCAAGCCGGGGAATGAACAAAGACCTTGCAAGTTTTGATATACCGAGCTTTTGATGCCAAGCTCAGTAACGATGGCAGGTCTGTTATTGCGTACCGTGCCTGTCGCAATTTTAGTTAAAGGGAAAAAGCCTGCCCCGACGCCCGCTAAATCGTCAATGTAAGTCTTTGGAGCTATGACGTTGTTCTCACTAACAATACCTATTTTTTTCTGCAGAGATTCACTTGTGTCAATACATACAAGATTAATTACCTGATCTGTTTTCGATTCGTCAGGATCAAAACGTGCCAGGCTGCGCTTTCTCACTTTCCATACTGTGCCTGCAATAGCAAAAATTTCACCAATCTGCATCGCGTCGTCTGCTGCCAGCTGTTCAGATAAGACTGTTGAATTAATGTCATCAACTTTTTCACCTAGTTGGTCTTTTCTGCTTTCGTAAACGTCTGCAGGAATGCTAGTTGCTGAGATTATAAAGTTTATTTCATCTTCTTTTTCTACATTTAATACTGCTGATCTTTGTCCAGTGAAGTCTTTATCAACTGTTATAAGTGACCCGCCAGGGCTTCTAAGGCTAAAGACTCCCATCCGTGGGCTGTATTGACGGCCTTCACCTACGTGTTTTTGCTTTCGTACAATCTTTGTATATTCTCCATTGCTACTTGGCGTGGTGCCTGGCGGCAAACCATCGCCACCATCACGCCCTAAGTTTAGATCACCAATAATTTTTAAACGTTTGATTATGTCAACTCTTTGTTTTTTGTCATTTATATTGTCTCTAGGTACAGTAATAACTTGATAATTTAGACGATAACCTGTTCCATTAGGTATCGCTCCATAAACACCAAACTCAGTATTGTTTGCTGGTGTGTACGCATGGCAAAAAGCTGTATCACGATCTTGGACGTTTGTCGGACAAACAAAGACTTCAGCGTTTGCATCATTCTCAGTGGATGGATCGCCTGTCGAATCACCTCCGCGAGTCCCTTCAATCCAGTCGCCAACTACGACACGGTTGTTGCCTCCTTCCGCAGACCCCTTCTTCCAATACAAAGCAAAAAAGTCTTCGTAAATAGTGTCCAGGGCGTTGTTGCCAAGGAATACGCCTTCTAGTTTTGGTTGGGCGATGCCATTATTAGCAACACCTTGCTCGCCAACTACAAACAAAAGCCTTGCTTGCTGTTGTGTGCCATGGCTAAGCATCCGTGACCAGACAAGCTTTGGCACAACCAACATGCCACCCACTTTTCTGACTTCGTCGTACAGTCCAAAAATGATGGGTATTGGTGAGGAATAATCTGCAAGCTCGCTTAGTGTTTCAAACCCTCTGGATGGGGTAAAACGGCTTGCTCCAGTTATACTTTCTAAATCAACCCGGCCTGACTTTGGGGCCGAAGGCATCTTGGGCTTTGGCGTCAGCAAGTATGCAACGCCGGTAAGAACTAAATTAATTGCAATGCTAATTAATACAGCCTCTGTGCCTGTTGCCTGAACATCAGGAATATGCTCATACTCTGCAGGTCTTAATCGACCGCGCTGCCTAACTTCAGCTGCAAAAAGTTGATACTCTTCTTCTGTAATTCCAATCGTCTTTATTAATTCTCTTTCGTACGGAAGCAGTGGTACGTCGTAAACAGACGGACCGAAGACCATTGCACCTTCTCCGACATTCGATTGACGTACAAGATTCCCGTCTGCCATGTGACTGCGAATGCCCAGGATTGCTGCGGTAACAGCAGAATATCCCCATCATACTCAGGCTT